TGTTGATGGATCGACCTGTGTTGTTTCTGGAAGACCGAAAGTATTCTTAAACGCTGTGGTTCCATTATTATAGATTGCTTGTTCAGTTGGAGTTGTTGGAACTGAAGAATTTGGTGCTTGTCCAAAAACATTTGTTCTAACATATCTCAGATATGTGAAAGAAACTGTCACCTTAAGAAGATCACTTGATTCGTATGAAACTGGAATAGAAACTAAATTTGTTGGGAATGCACCAATAAATTGATATTTTAAACTTATATTTGATCCGCTTTTTGTTCCGTAATCTTTTTCAAATTTAGTTAAGTAAATATCATTTCTATAATCTTTTGGCCAATTCATTCTATAAAATGCACTAAGATCTTTATATTGCTCAGTGTTCAAGAAACTTCCTTCACCAACAACATAATTCATCCAAGAATTTAAATATTCTATTACTTTATATTGATGATCCACATAAAATGTTAGGTCAATACTATCGTCATAAATTCTACGGTATGCCATCTTTTCGGTCACACCGTGATAATCATTAGTGACTTCGTGCGTTGCTAAACTAGATCCGGGTAAAGATGCTTCACAGCAAGAAATATTAATAAGTTCACCATCGGTGGCAAGATTTAATCCACGCTGCGCAGCGAATCTTGAAAGTCCTCCACCAGTGGTGATATCCACCATATAAACAGAAGTTTGTGCTGGTCGAAGTAATTTTTGCTTCAACTCAGACATTCTAAATTGCTTTGGGCCTGGTGCTGCCATTTATAAATATTCTTGACTTTATATATTATGTAGCAGGGATAATGGCGGAAAGTATTAAAAGCAAATATAAACCATCATACCCCCAAAAATACAAAGGTGATCCCAACAATATAATATGCAGAAGTAGTTGGGAAAGAAAGTTTTGTCATTGGTGTGATCTAAATGAAAATATTTTAGAATGGGGATCTGAAGAGTTTTGGATACCTTATCGTTCTCCCGTAGATAATAGAGTTCATCGATATTTCCCAGATTTTATTATTAAGGTCAGGGAAAAATCTGGAGAAATAAAAAAGTATGTGATTGAAGTGAAACCAAAAAGACAAACTGTGGCACCAAAACAAAAATCAAGAGTGACTAAATCATATCTTCACGAATGTAAAACATATGCCGTTAATCAAGCAAAGTGGAAAGCAGCAGAAGAATGGTGTGCTGATAGATTATTAGAATTTAAGGTAATCACAGAAAACGAACTAGGTATCAAGTAATGAAAACTCTATTTGAAGAGGTTAAAGAGGAACTAAAATTTGAATCTGGACAAAGTGGATTTTTCTATCGGAGAGCACTAAGAAGTATAGCAGCAAGATATTCTTCAGATCCTAAAAGAATTATCTTTGATGAATCAAAAGATATGATCGATAAAGAGCATCAAGATAGGAATGTAATAAGAACCTTCCCCAAACCTGGTCATTTACTCTTTTTTGATTATCAACCAAAATCAAAGTACGCAAAATTTGCTGATAAGTTTCCTTGTGCCTATGTAATGTCTTTGGAAGAAGGTGTATTCACTGCAGCAAATTTACATTTTATAGAACCAAATAAAAGAAAAGTAGTTATAGAACAACTTCAAAAGAATAGAATATTATTTCCCCAAGAATCTATTGCTAAATATAGTATAAAACAAGTTCAAGGTCTATACTTAGACATTGCTACTGAAGAGTGGAATACTGCAGCATTTCTCCCCGTTGAAAATTTTGTATCTATAAAGGGTGGGAAAGAAAGACCTGTTAATGTTGTTGATGTTTGGAAAGAAACCGACAGGAAATCTAAAGAGATGTTTGGAGCAACAAGAACAACAAGACAATATTCTACTGGAGAATTCTGATGGCAAGACCTCAAGTTCCTGGTTGGAATAATATTAACCTTAACAAACCAGATGAATACTCTTCTGAGTTTACTGTGGATAGAAATAGGTATGCAAACGTCACAAATGTTGTAACTGGACAAAGACAATTATTTTTAGTTTCAGGTTTTGGAGGAACTCCACTTACACAAAGAACATTAATAACCTCAACAACAGCGAGTGGGGCAATTACTAAAGGCGAAGGTTATGATGACTTTATAAGAGTTTATGGTCAAGATAAACTCATAAACGCAGAAATCAATAATAAAAAACAATCTCAATTTGTTATATCACAAGCGTCAACCGCATCTGAAAAAGTAGATTTAGCAAAAACTTCACAATATAAAAGTTCTTCTGGAAATACTGCACCTCAACAAGATTCTCTAGGAACAAATCCAGCAGCTGCACCCACACCAGGAGCATCAACAACCGTATCACAAGAAACAATTGCTTCTGGGCAAGAGGCTCAACAATCTGTTACTAGAGATATTTCTAGCGAAAAAAGCGATGAACTTCTAAGATATCCAATAAACAATGTATATCAAGGAGATTTTATTGAAATAGAAATGAGGACATATCAAAAGTCCGGATTTCAAACTGGAACAGATACCTTAACTGTGACAAGAATGGAGGATAGAGAATATAGACCATTGAGAAGAATCTATCTTCCAATTCAATCTGGTATTGTTGATTCAATCTCTGTTGATTGGGGAAATGGTGAATTAAATCCCATTACCGCACAATTCGCAAATGTTGCATATGGAACATTAACACAAGCTGGAACGGGAGATGGATTTGCTGCTGCTAAAACCTTTGGATTTGGAATTCAAGAAGTTGCTGATAAAATTTTAAAGGGTAATACCAATGCCGATATGCAAAAATTATTAGTGAATTATTTTACAGAACAAGCAGTTGGAACACCAGGACTATTATCTCGTTCAATTGGTGGTGCAATTAATAATAACTTAGAACTTCTTTTCAATGGTCCAACGCTCAGAAGTTTTACATTTAATTTTAAATTGACACCAAGAGAACCACTAGAAGCTCAAGCAATAAAAAAAATTATTAGAGTTTTTAAACAAGGAATGTCTCCACAATTATCCAAATCTGGATTATTCTTAAGTGCTCCAAATGTATTCAAATTAAGATATGTTTATACTGGAAAGGGTAGTCTTACTCAAGGTCATCCTTACTTAAATAAGATTAAGGTTGCTGCTCTTCGTGATTTTTCCGTGAATTATACTCCCGATGGAAACTATATGACCTATAACGGAGAAGGTTCTATGACTCAATACGATTTAAGTATGACATTTGGTGAGATTGATCCAGTATACGCTGATGATTATACTGATCAAGATAAACAAGGTAAAGAAGGTATGGGGTGGTAAGTTATGTCCTCTTATTTTAGACTAGTTCCAAATATAGATTATATCAATAGAAATCGTGAATCGGCATCATCGATTAATCAATTTATAACAACAAAAAATCTCTTTAAGAGAGTTAAACTAAGAGATGACATCTTTGGAAATGTAAACTTTTTTGAAAAATATAAAATTATTGGAGATGAAAGACCTGATAATGTGGCATTCAAAGTTTATGGAGATGAAGTTCTTGATTGGATAATATTATTATCAAATAATATACTCAGTATTCAGACCGAATGGCCATTAACACAAACTTCTTTCGATAAGTATATCACTGAAAAATATGGGTCTGGTATTGATAATCTAGATGATATTTACAATATAGTATACAATGGTGTTCATCACTACGAAACAATTGAAATAAAAGATTCTAGAGATGTAGTTCAATTAAAAGAAGGTATCGTTTTTACACCAAGTTATGCAGATGACCCAACAACAGAACGATTTCCAACATTTAAATTAGAATACTTTGATCCTTCAGAACAGAAAAAAAATGTGACAAAAAGTGGTTCTCAAATATTCAGAACAGTTACTAATTATGAATATGAATCAAAACTTGAAAACGATAAAAGAAATATCTTTGTATTAAAACCTCAATATTTAAATATCATATTCAACGATCTTGAAAAAGTTCTACCATACACCGAAGGTGGTTCTCAGTATATCAGTCCATTCTTGAAGAGAGTTGACGATATTAGAATTTATCAATAAAAAAGGAGGGTTTCCCCTCCTCAAGAATCAGAAATCTGCTAGTTTCTGGAAGTAAGATAGAGCATCATCCTCATCTTCATCATCAGAACTTGAAGAAAGATTGTTTAGTTCTTTCTTCATAGCATCTGGAACTGGAGGTGCTGCTTTGCTACGAGCATAAGACTCTTCCAGTTCATCCTGGATTCGGGACTCTACAGTCTCTCGTGGAGTATAGCGTTCATACTCATCTTCCTCAGCAACTTGCGTCTTAGCAGCACCCTTTTGTCCAAGAACATACTTCAGACGCTTTTCAAGATCCTCATAGGATTTGAATTGGTCAGGAGCAGTTACAGCAGCAAGAGAATACTCCTTTTTCCAAAGTGCTTCTAGAGCATCATCGTCATCTAGAAGAGGGGCAACACGATCAAACTCAGACTTATCGTAGTTCCAATAACCATCCTTCTTGACCAACTTCAGTTTGAAGTTAGCACCTTGCCAGAAGTCAAAGGGATTGATAGGAGTTTCATCTTCAAACTCAGGTTGCATTGCTTCCATAATCTTATCAAAGATCTTCTTACCATACTTAAAGAGGAAGACTTTACCTTCATTTGCAGGATTAGCAGGATCCTTTACAACATAGATGTTGCTGAAATAAGATAGTTTACGCTTCTGCTTGCGGACAGTTTCTTTATCTTTATCACTACCACTGTTCCACAGTTCGCGATTGTGCTCACTTACAGGATCTTTTTGTCCGATAGTGGTTAGGGAATTTTCAATATACCAACCACCAGGACCCTGGAAAGCGTGGGTATAAAGTTTTGCCCAAGGAAGTTCTTCACTCTCAGGTGCGGGGAGGAAACGAATAACAGCATAACCGTTTCCTGTTTTATCCATTTCTGGTTTCCACAGACGCTCATCAGCGCCTCCAGAAGTTGTGCTCATCTTCTCAACTTCTTTTACCAGTTTTTGAGTCAGAGAACCAAGTTTGGATTGTTTTTTTAGATCTGAAAAGGACATTAAGTTACCTCGGATTTAGTTGGATTTGGCTTTTGTGTACCCCGATATTCTACAGGTCGGAACCTGCTTTGTCAATCTGGTTTCTCATGGAATCAAGCAACTTGGACATACTACCGAAAATGGTGTTCATATCAGTGTTTGGTGGCATACCCATCATCACAGCAGATTCCATAATTCGGTTCTTCATTACCTTCGCTTCTGGATCATCAGACAAACTCAATCGTGTATACAGAACCATCTGCTTGTCGAGAAGTTTTTGTAGAACATCTACATGACGAACTTTTTGTTCTTTACTCATAGAAGGAAATTTAAAAACATTCTCATAAATTTCTTCTTGGAGTTCGGATATTTCAGTCATCTCTGCTCTGACGACTTCTGATTCAAAAAAACTCATTTTTCTCCTACAACTACTTCTTTTAGTATTTTTTTGTATCGGAATACATCTGTATTTAGAAAGGGTGAGTATTTTTTCATCCTCATTGATGTGAACTCCCAGATAGGATCTTTCAGTTTTACGTCAAAATCTTTCTTGTATGCAAGAATCCTATCAAGAATTAACATTGTCTCTATGGAGACTGTACCTTCTAAATGAAGTTTAAGAATCTTCGGGTGCCTATTTCCATCAATCTTAAACATATCATCAAAATTTTTTGAGGAAAAAATAGATCCAACCTCTTCTTTAAACAAGTAAGAAAGAGATTGGATCCTACGCTGCCATTCTGTATAACGCAATTCACCTTCTTTGATAATTTCTCCAATCCATAATGATTGGGGATCATTACAAGAGACGAAATTTGCAACAAAAAACTTTTCTATTTCATCATCAGTTTTGTTTCTTGCGATTTTTTCAAACCAAAAACGATCTTTACGATTATAAAAAGTTTTTATAGTTGCTCTACTTTTACCGCAGTATTTGTGGTAATCGTAACTGTTCTTGGTGAAGTGATTTTTAATCGCAAGATATACTTTATAAGCGTCAAAGGGCATCATTCAAATCAAAATTAAAGGCAATAATAGTTTTTCTAGTATTCGTAAAGTTTTTTGGAGACTCGTGAAATACGCTTGATTTAAAAATTAACAAATCTCCTTCATTAGCTCTTGGTGTTACTTTCTTACCAGTTACGGGATCTACTAGCACTGTTCTCAATAGTCTAGTTTTTAGTTCAACATAATATATGCACGCTATAGTGCTATCGGGATGATTGTGAAGTGCGTGATGCGATCCTGAGTTTGGTTCATATTGATTAAACCAATAATTGAGGATAATTGGTTTTTTCTTATATTTGTTGTCAATAAATTTTAAAAAGCGATCCTTATCACGATCTGAAAACCCAAAGTCAAACCAGTTAGTTTCAAAAACATTCCAGTCCGTTTTACTTATGTTGTAATCAAATGAATACTTATGAGTTAGTATTTTTGACAGGATCTTTTCTTTTTGTTTTTTATGATCTTTTACTTTAAAAATGTAAAAATTTTTTTCACTAAAAAACATCATTCAAAAAAGTAACATGTATAATTTTTTGCCGGGAAAATTTCCCTACCAAAAATGAATTAAAAAAGTAATTTTGCTCTAGAAGTCTTTTTCAGGAAGTTTAATTCCATTGCTTCACACTTGATCTTTTCTTTCAATGGTTTTGAAAGAAGTTTGGGCACGGATTCAACATCAATATTATTTCTTTCACAGAAATAAATTATGGCATCAATATAACCCATCTCTGGATTGGTTTGGACTATTTTTTCTACCTCTTGGGCGAACCTAGAAGGACAAAAAAACTTTGACTTGAGAACTTCTTCTAATTCATTCTTCATTTCTAATTGAACTATTGGTGACAAATTCTTTTATATAACGAACTAGTAATTTAATATAGTCGTTTTTGTTCCTTTTGTCAAATACCTTCACTTCACCACCTGGCGTGACCATAATGGTGATCAATTTGGTAATAGGGATTTGAGTCATTTCATAATATGCGGATGCGTAAAACATCTCCTGGACGAAATAATTCTCAATCCACTTTTCAGGTTTAATTTTTTCTGATGTTTTAAAGTCAATTACTGCGAGTTCACCCTCATACTCTGCGATACAATCTACTCTTCCCGCTAATCCAAAGTATTCGGAATATAAAGTTCTTTCAATTGCATGAATATTATTTATCTTGTCAAGTTCATTTTTAGCGTGATAAAACATAAACTTTGTTAAGGGTTGGTAATTATTCCAATTTACCTCCTTATTTTCAAGATAGTCTTGACACACTTCGTGAAAGTCTGTTCCTCTTGTTGTTGCTTTTTTGGTGATTCTATTTGCTTCCTCAATTCCAACACGCTTCCTCCAATCAATAAAGATTTGGCGATTATAAAATGATGTGACTGAAGTGATAGAAGGCACCCACTCGCCATTTGGTAGATGGTACAAGCGGATGCCGTTTGCTTCTTTCTTTTCTAATTCAATGTCACCTAGAAAATTACAATGATTAAAAGACATATTATGGATTGAGTTGTGTTTTAGCAATAATGTATTCTTTGACTAGTCCTGAACGAACAATATCCTCTACTCCAAATTCAATTACATCAAACGATGGCATAATACGAAGAATTCTCATAAAGTCAATGATTCCATTCTTTTCATTGGTCTTGATAAGATCTGATTGAGTGGCATCACCACAGAACATAATCTTAGAGTTCTCACCTACACGAGTGATAATAGAATCTAGTTCGTGGAAGTTAAGATTCTGGAATTCATCTACGATAATGATAGCATTATCCAGAGTAGTTCCCCGAATAAAAGAAGTGCTCCAAAAACTAATCGTGCCTTGAGTTTTAAGGTTTCCATAGAGCATTTCAAACGATGCGTCGTCAGGCATTTGGAACATATATTTTACCATATTCTTATATGGAATCTGGTAAAGAGATGATTTATCTTCGTGATCTCCTGGAAGAAAACCTATCTCACGAGTGGCAACAAGGGATCTTACAATGTAAATCTTTTCATAAGGACTGCGTTCATCTAAAACATCTTTCAGAGCATTATAGAGTGTGATAAATGTTTTACCTGTACCAGCAGCTCCATATGCAACTAAATGTTTTCCAGCATCATAAGCACTAAACAGTTTTTCTTGATTATCAGTTAATGGATCAATATCTAAAAGAAGTTCCGAACTAATCGGTTTCTTTCTTTTCATTTGTTTAGCAGTCATTCCAACCCCAATTGGTTGTAATTCGGTAGACTTTCTTCTTCTTGCCATATGAAATTAAATTGGTTTTACTTTTGATCCTGGTGTTTTTGATGCTTTGTGAAGAACATCATTCCACCCTGGGTGAGATTTTTTGAGACGATCATAGACCTCACCAAGTTCTCCAGCACTAGGACAAGTGGATGGATCGCTCCAGTCCCTTGTCCAGTCTGAATTTTCTTCCTTCCATTGGTCCCATTCAGTAACAGACATTGTTACTTCTTTTTGTTCACCAGTGAGTTTATTCACTACGGGATATGTTGCCAAAATTTAACCTCCATTTTATATGAGAGTATTTATTCAATAGTGATGGAAGGGGCATCATCGCACTCTACACAATCAATACATTCATCCATATCTGGATTTTCTTTAAGGAAGTTTTGAAAATCTTCTTCGCTTAGAAGAATTTTGAATATATGTCCAGTCAAATGATCTTTAATGCACCAACTTTTCATTTTATCTCCGCAGAATAATTTGATATTATTTTGTTTATGTGTTGTATAAAAGATGCTAAATCCAAATCCATTTTCATAGAATTACAAGTTGGACAACAAGAAACACAATTTTGATAGATATATCCCTTTGTATTATCTTGCCTATCAATTCCCCAATGCGGAAAAGGAATTCCAACTTTACTTTCTCTAATAATCGGTTCTTTTCCACAATAAAAACAAGGTTTGGAAATTATATCATAGTGTTGTTCTTTTGTTAAGTTCCATTCCTTGTTTCTATGTTTAGCACTCCTTTTACAATCACCGTATATTAAATTGTGATATGAAGTTTTTGTCTTTTGTTTTATGCCAACTTGTCTTGCTTTATCTGCTCTCAAACAACCACAACTTTTACTTCTACCTTGTAAGAGATAATCACCTCTCACTAACTGCTCTTTTCCACAATCACATTTGCATAAGTAGCATCTAACTGGGCGATTGTTCTTTCCAAAGTATTGAGTTGTATGTGAATCATTAACAATTTCCCATCTATCAAACTTTTCTCCTATTGTAAATGTATTTGGTTTCATAGTAGTAAATACACTACATTTATTTATGTATTCACTACATTATATCAAATTTTCCATTCAATTTCAACACCACCCAATGCTTCTGCAGTCGTTGGAAACTGTTCACAGAATATTTCCTTACAAAGTTTGGCAATATCCATATGCTCTCTTTGTGTTCCATTTTTTTCGCGGAGAGCAATGTACGTAATCCAGGACCTTACAGAACCAGTCATATAGAGGCGTGTGGGCGTTGCTAGAGGCAATACAAACCTTGCACACTCTTTTGCCACTCCTTTGTCTAGAAGGCGGTTATAGAGGCGTAGACCTTGCTCAAAATGAACTCTAATGTCCTCTAGCAATGTTAACTTCAAATAGTCTGGAAGATCATCAATACTGTTCTGGCGGTTCTTTGTATCTTGCCTACGAAGTTCTGGTAGAGGAATAGTCTTATTCAGAAGATTCGTATCAGCATATCGTTGTGAAAATTCTTGATATGTAAAACTTCTATGGCGCAAAATTTGAGCAGCAATGCCACGAGTCGTATTGATCTCTACGCTCATCGTTGCTTGCTCAAAGATACTCCAGTGTTGATGTTCAATACAATACTTGAGTAATCCAGAGAACTTTTCATTCTCCTGATTCGCGGGGTTACTTACGCGAGCACAATATGCCATGTGCTTTTCTGCATCAGGAGTAACACTAATCAGTTTTACTTCTGGTTTCATAAACTCGAATTCAGTCGGCATCATCGTCATAAAATACTTCGTCGTAATCGGATAGATAAGGTGCAATTTCTTCGTATTGGGGTTGAGTATTACCAGTTGAATAAACTTCAGTCTTTAAGCACTCAACCAAAGATTCAAGATTTTTTACAATAAGTTTTAGTTTTTCTTCGTCCATTTACACAAATCCCAACATAGTGATTATAGACAAAAAAAAGAGAGGTGTCAACCTCTCAGAGTTTTATTTTGCTGCTACCAGAGTAGCAAGAGATGCTTTACGACGCCTCTCTTCTTTTTGCTTCTGCTCTTTAATGAGTTGAAGTGCATTAAGTTTCTGCATCACTTATGCCCCTCTTTTACAAACTTGACGCCACGATAGACTTCATTTTGCTGTTGGGGTTGTTGCATCATTTGCTGTTGATACTCAAGACGCTTTTGAGTATCATACTCTACACCGCGATAAACTACTCTAGACATTAGGGTTCTCCTTAGTTTTTTAGGTTAAAGAGCGTTCCTTCAGTCGGCGTTTGCGTTCGCTATTTGCGAATAGCGAATGAACGATCCGTTCCGCGTCGGCTTACT